ATCCATTCTGCTTTTAAGATCAGCCATATCAGCACGGGCATAATATAATTTAGCGGGGCGCGCCATATATTGCCTTTAGTTTAACCCATTCAGCTTCTTGGTCTTCTAATTCTCTAACCATATCAAAACCAAGCAAAGCTGCTTGAACCATAACAGAACATGAATCCCAATGATCTTTAACCCCAGGAGGCTTTATTCCAAAACGTTCACAAGATTTCCAAATCGCATATCTTGTTGTTCGAAATTTTGGAAGAATTATTTTTCTTGAGTTTCCTGGGGATCGGCTAAAAAACTTTCAACAGCTTCATTGACTTTATCTTCATCTAAACCGATCACATACATATAGGCTTGCATCAGTCTATATTGTTCTCCTGGAGAAAATCCTGCTGCTGTAAGTTCATCAGGATATTTTTTCCAAGTTTCCGGATTTGACAAATCAACAGTATCCCATTCAAGATCAGGTGTTGCCGATATTGATTTAAGAAATGACCATTGTGTCTTTTGGGCTGCCCATTCATCTAAAGCTTTTTTATAGACTTTACTTTCAAAATCAGGAACTTTACTTCCTCCAGGAACCATTTTTACAGTTGGTACTGGTCTTGGACAAAGTTTATCAAATTCACTTTCATCCAAAACGGCTTCAAGAATAAATTGAATATCACCTTCTTCTCTTTTAATAATAACAGTTTTTCTTGATACTCCTTCAATTTTCTTTCCTGCAATCTTCATAATAGATTCCTTTCTCCCTATTTTTGATCCCTAATAGGTAAGGTAGCCGGCTGCTGATAAAATCAGCAGCCAGCGGGTTAAATTATTGTGCCGAACGAACGGCAGTAGGCACGACCACATTACATTTACCGGAAACAGCAATGGTTCCTGCTCTGAGATCATGATCCAATGACTCCCAACGAAAGTCAGGTAGAGTGATAATTTCTTGATCACCACAGGTTGAGGGTGTTGGCAGATATGTAATTTCAATATCTACCGCATAAGGGCGACAGGCATCTGAATCTGTTGAAGTCCAGTCTGAGGCTTCACCATCTCCAGCAAGAGCTTCTTCAATGGTGGGAATACTGGAAGCTGGAAGTCCAGAAATATAGTCCCACTGGAAGTCCAGTGAAACATCTAATGGAACTTGATCACCTTCACGAACATCACCCAGATTTCCACGATCAAGAATGTATTCAATCGTTTTGGCGCGAGTGTAAGAAAGATTGCCTTCTCCAATCGTAATGGTAATTTCATTCGCGGTTATAGCTAATGCCATTTTGAGGTAATCGGCAGCAAGAGCATCAGGATCACCATCACCAGGAAGCTTAATGTACATGGTACTTGCTCCCAAAGTATCCTGATCTCCCCAACACCACTCATTTTCGACCAATGCACCAATGGTCCCTTCACTTGCTGAAATATCAACTCCTCCAAGCTCAACAACAACAGGTTTTGCAGTCATTGCAGCTCCAGTATAGTAAGCTTCACCTGGAGTTGTTGGAGAGTCTGTCCATTCAGCAGCACCACCAGCGACAGAAACAAGCGACCCTGTACTACCATCTTTGATCTTGATGGTCGCCTTTTTCAAATCGATGACGGCGAATACTGGATTCCATATTCGACCTAAAAAATGTTTCATTGATAGTCTCCTTAAGCTGTTTCAAGGTTAGTTTTAAAACGCGCTCCCACCGTTGCCTGGAGCAAAGGTTGATGAGGATTTATTCGGCCAAAATGGGCAATATTAATGGATTCCTTCGTTCTAACATCCTGAACCAATTCAAGACAAGCTAAAATAGAATTATCATCCCCATACTTATAAATAATAAGAGGTAGATTAAAAGCTGCTGCAACTTCTCCTACCATCCGATGAATTTTATGTAAATCGGAACCAATGGTAGATTGGACAAGAATATTAACATCAACAACAGCTAACCAAACTTTTGGACTTAGATTCGTAAAATCAGGCCCATCAGTTCGACATTCACAGAAATCCGTCTTTTCCCAAGTATCTCTCGGCTCTCCCTCAACAAGCAAATGTTCAGTAATATTATCACCAAAATGCTTAGAGATGGAAGCAAAGAACCATCGTGGCCAATTTTCATCCATTAACTTGTCTCCATACTACTTAATGACGATAAGGCTAAGAGATAGGATCTTAATCCCGCAGTCGGATAATAGTCTTTAAGGACATAAATTGCATTTTCAAATAATGCTTCGGTTTTTTCCTTGATTAGAAAATCATCCGATAAATCTTTCCCATCGACAATAACGTTACGTAAGTGGGAGCCAAAAAATCCACCATAACTAAAATTCCGATTGGCTGCAGCATAAGACAGATCATAGACAAAAGAAGGGGTAATCTTGGCTGGTAAAATAATAGCCCGTCGAATTTTGATAGTATCATAATTGATACTTATGTTTCCCGTTTGTCTATTAACGACACTATTAGTTTGATTTCTCAAATCAATAGGGCCGCCATAATCCTTTTTAAGTTTATAAAGGATTGTACTGATCTGCCTTAAGTTATTCATTGCAACCTCTCTTTAGCTGAGCAGCGGAATGCCCAAACTGGTGTTCAGAACCTTGATACCAGCCAACATATCAACAGTGACACGATGGCCTTGCGCTTTGCCGTCATAAGTGATAACGACACGAATTGAAAGGTTATTGTAGTTAGCCACATAAGAAAGGGCACCTGCACCAGGAAGAGGAGCAGCTAACGGGCGATTGACAAATGCGATGGCATCAGGATGCAAGCACAAGCTGTAATTACCAGCCGGACCAACACCAACCAAATCATTGTCGATGCGGGCATTTTGAACCGGAACATCAGACAACATAGCTGTAATCGTTGGTCCTGCAAGAGCTGCATAACTTCCAATATTCCAGGCTTCCGGAGTTGTTTGATCAGCAAGAGAAACTAACTGACCAACCTGAGGTCCTTCTCCAGCAGAGAAACCATCATAGGACCAAGGAAGAACACGATCTTCCGCATGAACTTCATCTACTGCACCAACTTTGTAGAAAGTTGCTTGAGCATTATCAAGGATAGGACGACGCAGCCCAGGAGAAATAACAATAGTCTCAGTTCCATCAGTTGCTGATAAAAGTTTTTGAGGAGTCATATCACCAGCAAAAGTACACCAACCACCAACATAAGCGTCAAGATCTGTTGTAAAAGCATCCATGACAATAGAAGTTGATCCAGCGGCATAATCGGAAGCATTATTGACAAGTAATGTTGTCAAAACAGCATTGGTAGCCGCAATTGTCGGTGCATTTTGGGCAAGCAACCAGTTAGTGCCAAAAAGTTTTCCAAGGGAACCTTCACGAACATTGGTACCATTATCCCCAATCTTTTCAGCATTGGTAAAATCCGACACAGCAGAAAGCTGTCCTTTTGCCTGAGGAGTCAACAGACCATAACGTTGACCAGGCGGCACATTCAAGCTATTGAACATGGTCTCAACAGCAATGGCATCTGATTTGCTCAAATCCGTACCAAGACTACCGACAGCATTCGTCATGAAATGGTAAACTTGGCTAAGGATCATAATATCAATACCCTGATTCAGAGCTTGAATGGAGGGAACCAGATACATGGCCCGAAGATCTTTAAAGGCCAAAGATTCCTCACCATCTTTGATGATGAATGAATCATAAAGATGCTGATTCAAAACGACCGGAACATTGGTTGCCGCTACATCATCAGCAATCAGATCATTGGAGTGCCATTTCCGTTTCATGTTCCGGCTTCCAGGGTAATGAGCATTAACAGTATCACCAAATTGTGCAATTTCGTTTTTGAAATCACGATGAACGAAATGAATTCCCACTGCATTAGCTTCAAGAACCATCAAAGCTTCTTGAGCCCAAACTTCAGGAACCAAAGCAGTAAGAGTATTAGCAAAAATCGGATTCCAAATTCTTCCTACGAGTTTCTTCATTAGTACGTTCCTCCTGAATTAGTTAAATTGTGATCCGTAATCAAGGGTACCAGCTTTTCGAGCTTCACGGTATGCTTTTGGATCTTTTGCAATTTCCGCAGCATCTGTTTCTTTACCTTGCTGACGCTGAAAACGACCCAGCCCACCATCACCTTCACCTTTAAAAAGGTTCACGTGTTCGTCCATCTCTTTCATCCGTTTTACTGCATCCATTGCAGAAAGTTTCAAAACGATGGGCTTACCGTCTTTGGTGTCATCAAAGGTAACTTCTGGGACCCAACTTCCATTAGGTTTTCCTTTTCCATCTAATCCCTCGATAATTTGAGTTTTTTGTCCCAAGAATGATATAATTTGACTTGGGGCGAAGGCCTTATGATGAACAGCTGCATTTGTAATTGCTGTATCAATCGTAGAGGTCTTATACAGAGAATGCCAATTATCACGATCTATTGTGAGTGAGGTAATCTCTTTAGCATGTGTTTTTTCTAACTTTTTTCGATCTTGCTGAGCCATTTCTTCTTTTGAGGAAATAGCAAGTTGAGTATCCTCAATTCGTTTCTCCAGCTCAGCTCGTTCTTCTGCACTCAGATTTGCTCTTTTCTTAAGAATGTTGAGTTCATCAAGTGTTTTTTGATGATCCCCTTGAAGTTTCTTCTTGTCTTTCGCCAAGAATCCATTCACATCATCTTGAGTAAAAAGAGATTTCGAAGTTCCCTTTTTAACAGCTTCCAGGACCAGTGCAGCAGATTTTGCGGAATCCGAGTCTTTGTCTTCGATGGCATCATAAGTTGCTTGTGCACTCACCACAGCAGGATTTTCATCTTCGCCTTCGAATACGGGATTCCAAATTTGACTCAGTAACAATTTATTCATTTTACTTCTCCTTATACCCTACTCATTTTTAATTCTTTGGATACATCCAAATAAGGCTTTATAAGTTGCCATGCACGAATACTGACAACGCCTGATTCAATATGTTCCTGACGAATTGTTCGGTCGTAGGTGGACCGAATATTCGCGTAACCTTGAGAAACCATACTCAAGTTTTCAAACTCCTTTTCTGGATCAATTCCATCAAGAAGTGCAATAGCTATTTCACAAGAAGCATCTTTTAAATCCTGTGGGATAGTTTCTAATGACATTAAAGAAAGTTGATTAATAGTTTTAGAAGCCATAATCAAAGCACTTTCTTTATCATGCTCATTTGCTTCTTCCCATGCTAATGACCATAGTCTATTATAAAAATAAACTTCAGCATCAGGACGAGAAATTAATGCTCCAAAATCGGTA